GGAGACTGAATCACGTCCTCTGTTCCGTAACATCGACACCCTCGGTGTGATCTACACCGGCGGAAGCTGGGACGAGGAGGGGAACCAGATTGAAGCACCAGTGGCGCAGCCGGGCTGGCACGTAAATCTGCGATGCCTCGAGGGCGAGAACGCTGTGCCGCTGTATGGGTTTCTCGTCGCGCCAACACCAGCAACACCCCGGAGAGTCTGGGCTTAGTAGGTGAGTCAGTGGACACGTGGGCAGAGCACGCAAAGGTGGGGATGGTGTCGATGCTGGGCGTGACGGTGACGATGTCCCAGCTGGATTCAGTCCTCAGAGTCTGCATAGCACTGGCGACATTGACATACACCATATTCAAGTGCCTAAGCGCATACCGGGACTACAAGAATAAGAAGTCGAATAAAAATGAAACACTTGATTGAAATAGGATTCCTAGCAGCTGCGATTGTCGTGTTCTCTGGCTGTCAACAGCTCGAGAAACTCTCAGACATCGTTCATGAGCCAGTAGTCACGAGCCGCACCAATACGGTCAACACTCCAGTTGGCCCGATTGAAATGGTGACAACTCAGACGAACTGGGTTGTTCGCCGCAAAGCTGAAGCTGTTGCTGAGTTGCCTCAAGAGCTGGGCTTCCCTCTAGGATCACTAATCACGTTTGTTCTGACTTCAGCCCTAGCGGTCACAGCCGCAATACGTGGCAGACATTACAAGCTGGCAACCATCAGTGCTCTCGATGCCGGGAACCAGTTCAAGGAAGAGCTCAAGAAAAACAACATCGATGTCAGCCCGATCATCAAAGGCATCGTTAAGGATCAGAAAGTCAAAGGCACGTTTGGCATGATCCGCAAACTACTAGATCTGATCTAATGGGACTCACCACCGGACACGTATTCAGTGACGGAGATACCGTCACAGCGGCAAAGCTCAACTCGATGGTCAACGATGCGACCATCAGTTCGGATACCATCACTTCTGCGATGATCCAAGATGATGCGATTGACTCGCGTCACATTGCAGATGGAGCCATCACGAGTAACCACATCACTTCGGGGGCTGTGAGCCTTGGATCGGTTGAGTCCGGCCAGACTACCGAGGGTTACTTGGTTCAGACTGATTCCACTGGAGACCTCACCACGCTGAACGTGGGCGCTAGTGGCACGGTGCTCGTGAGCGGAGGTGCAGAGACGGCTCCCTCATTCACAACGCTCGGTGCATCTGGAGTAAGCTCTGCAATGATCAGTGATCATGACAAGCTCGAGGCTCCTTACCCAGTGGACCTACTTTTTGCTAAGTCAGTGGTGTATGGGGTTAACAAGCGCCTTGAAATACAAGATCTGTACAAAACCGTAAACGGCCTCACAGCTTTGTCAGCTTCAGACATCGCAGACGCTGACGAGTTTCTTGTGCTGGATGCTGGCACGCCTAAAAAAATCACTAAATCCAGTCTGGATACGGCATTTGGAGGAGGTCAAATCCCATCTTCTGGATCAAACTACTACTCTGCCACATCCACCAGCGATCTCACGACAATCATATCCAGCGAGAGTGGGGTGGTGACCTTTACTCACGGTCTATCCGGTGTGCCAAGACTGGTTCGAGTTGTTGCTGTTTGCATATCATCAGACATTAATACTGGGTATGTGACTGGCGACGAAGTTGAGGGACACAACCTTTACTACTTTTCAACAAGTTTTAATTTCCCGGCTTTCACGACAACTAGCGACTCTTCAAGCATTGACATTCGGTTTGAAGACTCAATCACGGTGTCTGGAGGCACAAACATTTCCAAGTTGGCAATCCAGCATAAATCACTCAGGAACATTATCGATATGCCTGATGCTTCTGGAGGTAAATTTAAACTTAAAGTTTACGCTTGGGCATGACACTTTCCTCAATAGCAGACTTCGTGTGTAAAAAGGTTGGCAAGACCGATAGCACTTCCGTGGCAATCTGTAAGGACTTCATCCGTCAGCGCCACGAGATGATCTACGACACGGGTCTATGGAAAGACAGCATCAAGATCGAACAGTTCACGCTGCCAACAAAGGACACGACTGACGACAACCCATACACCGTTGGGTCCACGACTTCCGTGTATGAGCAAGAGCTGACTCTCCCTTACGAGATCGCTCGCCCGATCAACGTGCTGTATGAGACAGCTCTGATGTCTTGCCGAGATCTGCAAGCCATCGTCCGTATTCAGCCAGAGGCATTGTTCAGCGAGGGCACTCCAGCGAGCTACACAGAGATCGAGCCCATAGCTTTCGGTAAGTCCACTTCATCAGATCCGTTCCGGGTAATGCTAAGGCTTTACTCCAGCTCGGCTGATGATGGCGTCAAAGTCTACTTTAAAGGCATCCGAGATGGACGCCCAGTCAGCGAGACTCTCACGCTAAGCAACACATCATACTACGGCTCGGTCGAGTTCGATGAAGTCCACTACGTCAGCAAGCCAGTGACTTCTGGTTATGTCCGCATCTCAAACGGGGCGATCACACACACCATCCCAGCGGAAGAAACACGCTTCAGCTTGTGTAGGCTGCGAATGAACCTCGTGCCCGAGTACGTTGTTGGGGAAGATGTGAACTTGATTGTTGTGGGCAAGAAGCGCCTACGACCTCTCCGCAACGATAATGACGAGCCTCAGATCAGAGGTATCGACAATGCACTGATCGCTTACGCCGAGGGCGACATGTTAGAGCGTAGTCGCCAGTTTGCGAAAGCGCAGATCAAGTATGGGGAAGCCTCCAGTCTGTTGGATGTCGTGCGTGATCTTGAGCGCGGCCAGTCTGGAGCTGTGAGTGTGTTGCAACCCAACCCGGACGGAGGATACGACCGGGATGACTTCATATTCTAAAGATGCCGGTTCACTTCAATGACGGAACAGATGACCCTTTGGTATTTGACTCTCAGCCGCTCATTGGCGGTGTCAATTCCTATGGGCGTGCATCGACCATACCGCCTCAAGCGGCGTCATTCTTAAAGAACGTCGAGCTCTCTACCTCTGGCATCACCAAATCTCGTCGTGGTGGCCATTACCTAGCGACTGACACTTACGGTGTCATTCACGCTATCATCTCTCTCCGTATCTCTATCTGGGATTACGGCTTGATGATCTTCGCTGACGGCAACGTCTATCTTCATGCAGAGACGGGCACTGGGATGCTATTTGATGCAGAGTATGACGCCAGCGCGGAGCCACACAAATGCAGTGCAACTGAGATCAATGGAGCGGTTTACTTCACAGACGGATCGGGAGACATACTCGTTATCCGACAAACCGGAACCGAGGATATTCTGGTTGATGATAATGGGGATAGTATTTGGGATGATGTGGACAGCATTGTTAGTTATGACGTTGCTGTTGAGATTGCTGACACTGACTCCCCGGAGAACGTAAGATGCCTCACTGCTCATCAGTTCAGACTTGTTTGCGCCAACGGCATTGACGAGCTGCATTTCTCTAAGATTCTCCCAAACGCTGCTGCCGCTGATGATCCGGCCACCGACATCTTTGAAACTGCCAGCTCAATGCGTATTGGCGATGGTAGATCTGATAAGATCGTTTCTATCGTGCCGTTTAAGGACTTTCGTATAGCAGTTCTGAAAGAGAACAGCATACACATCGTGAACGCGAGCCCAGCTGAAACGGTAGCCAACTACCAGAGTCAGCTCGTGTCGGATCGTGTGGGATGTTTGGCTGAGAAGTCAGCTGTGCGCGTGGGCGACGACATTCTTTTCCTCTCTCGTGATGGCATTCGCTCTGTAGGCACAGCTTTCCAGCAAGACCAGATCGGAACAAGCGATCCTCTGTCTCTGCCGATTCAAGACATCATCGAGAAAATTAACTGGTCGTATGCTGGCAAGTCGTGCGCCGCTTTTTGGCGTGGTCGCTACATGCTCACCGTGCCTTACCTCAACAGCACGGTTCCAAACGTCACTATCGTTTACGACACCAACACAAAGTCATGGGCCGGGATCTGGACTGGGTGGAAGCCGTCGATGTTTGAGATCTATGAGCCGCTGGGTGAACGCAGACGGCTCGTGTGGCCAGACACTACTCACAACAACATCATCTACCTCCGCGATCACATCGATGAAGACGCGACAACGGAGAACGATTTCACGGATAACCTCGACGGAACATTTCAGCCGGTTCCATTTGAGATCGTTACCCGGGCAATGACGTTCAATGATCCAGTTAGCCCCAAGCAGTGCGACTTTGCTGAGCTGGAGTTTTTTAAGTCAAAGGCACGAGTCAACGTCGAGCTCATTGTCGATGGCCTAGATCCATCGAGCATAGACAGCGGCAAGCTGCTGGCTACTGGGACTGGCGACCTCACTCTGGACTTTACGCTGCCATCAGTGCTCGGCACTCCCGGGGTGATTCGCCACAACTTGAGTCTACTTGGCAATGACACTGGGCGTGAGTTTCAAGTAAGGGTCACGAGCTGTACTAGCGAGCAACTAGCAGAGGCTGGGCTCACTGAAGCAGAGCAACGCTACATCGCGATGCGGTATGTGAACATGGGAGCCTATCTGGAGACCATGGACAGTCAGAAGTGAAGATTGCCGATGTCATACGGTTTGCACATGAGCACGGGCACGGAAATGTATTCAGCGACTGGAGCGATGAAGAGATCGCCACGCACCTCACGTTTCACGCCAACGATGGAACACTCATGGTCACAGAGTCAGCTGGTGAGATCACGAGCTTTTCGACTCACAAACAGATCAAGGACTTTGACGGGGACATTCAAGCCGTGTTCTGGAATCAGACCGATCCGAGCGGAAGCGATGTCTACATTCATGAGCTGGTGTCGAGGGATGGTGTCTCGGCTTCGCACATGCTCGACATATTTAAACGATCAACACCTAACGCTGGCGAGCTGACGTACTGGGCTCACCGTAAAAACAGAATACGCAAATACACGTATAACCAACTCAGGAGATTTCTATGTCATCACCAAAGACACCACCACCACCCGATTACGCAGCAGCAAATCGGGAAGCCATAGAAGCGGACATTGAGACGCTGCCTGTGAGGAAACTCATCGAGGCAGCAGCTCGCATGGGAACAACGGCAACTTACACAGACGCTGATGGCAACACGAAAACGGTGGACTTTGGAGGTTACGGTGACATTGACCAAACCCGGCAGCAGCTCGAGTTTCTGGCTGAATCAGCAGATACGCTGGCTGAGGCTCAGATCTCCACGCAAGAGAAATTCGGGGAACGGTTCATCACACAGCGAATGAAAGAACTGGAGCTGTCTGATCCTCTAGGAACCAAAGTTCGCAAAATGCTGGGAGAGGAAGCCGTCAGGGATCTTGAAGCCGGTTACGGATTAGGGTCCGAGCTTCAATCTCAAGTGGAGCAAAACGTTCGAGGAGCCCAAGCAGCCCGAGGCAACATCCTCGGGGATGCAGCTGGGCAAGCTGAGGCATTCGCTCTGGGTGATGCTGGCATACGTTTGAGACAGCAGCGCCTAGCCAACGCAGCCAGCTTCTTGAGCGGTGTTACCCCGGTAGCCCAGTTCGGTGCAATCAGTGGAGCCCAACAAGGTGCAGCTGCTTTCAACCCGATGGGAATCCAGCAAGGCATGGGACTGAATCCTAACGCTGGTCAGATGGGCACTCAGTTCGCCATGAACAGCTACCAGCAGCAGAGCCAGAACGCCATCGCTAAGGCTCAGAATAATCCATGGAACACGGTGCTAGGAGCTGTAGGTGGAGCGGTCACATCCGGCGTGATGGGTGGCTTTGGAAACATGATGAGCACTAGTAGCAGCGATTTCATGAAAGGGTTCGGCAACGCTTGGGGAGGAGGCAACTAATATGAGTTTCGCATCTGGATTTAATTCGGGGATAAACATAACAGCTCAACTAAGGGCAGACGCACGAGCTCGTCGCCAAGAAGCGCGGCAAGCCGAGATGGATGAAAAAGCTGAGAAGCGAGCGAAGATTCAAGATGAGGTCCAAGGACTTCAGCTTCAGACCATCAAACGCCAGATGGAAATGGAGCGTGAGGTTGTAAAGCGTGCAGAGGTTGAACGTTTCGCCAGTAAGGCCGCATTGGTTAAGTTCAATGAACAAGCTAAGGCACTCGACCCAGATGACATCGATGGCTACACCAGTCTCTACGCTGAGTATCGCCCCATGATGACGGACCCGGATGTGCTAGAAAGCTTTCAGAACATCCACAACGTCAAGGCAGCTAACTACGCGGAGCGGAGAGGCAACATTGGGCAAATGCAAAAAGCAGCTCGTGACAAAGAGCTCGGCACACTTGCCAACGACATGTGGTCTTATCACGGGATCAATGCGGACCCCACGACACCTCAAGGTGTAAGCCGCATCATGGGTTACAAGCGGTGGAAAGCTGTGGATGATGCGTTAGACAAGAATGACCTCACGTGGGAATCAATTGGCATTGATGGCACAGCAATGAACTTGTCTGAGTCTGACTTGGGCAAGGCCAACACTTCGCTTAAAGACATGGCCATGGAACAAGCCATGATGGACAGCATGCCAGCTGAACAACGCGGATTGCTTTACGCTCGCAAAAAGGTGGACCGATCCGGGGACACCATTCAAATGCTCGAGTCCACAAGGGAGACTGGTGGAG